CGGGTTCCTGGGCGACATTCCGGTGGTGAAGGAGCTGATCGGGGATGTGACCTTCGGGGCGCTCGCCGATTACGACTACACCATCATCAACAAGCTGTTCTACACCGCGATCGAGGTGCACCGGAACGAGCTCAAGGACGACCAGATGGGCGCCTTGAACTCGCGCATCGCGACGATGGTCATGCGCCTGCGGTCCTACATGGGCAAGCTGATCGCCGACCTGATCATCGCCGGGACCGCGGGGCTGGCGTTCGACGGGACGGCGTTCTTCGCCAATCGCACGGCGCCGAACGACAACCTCCTGGCCGGGACGGGCATCACCGTCGCTACGGTCCAGGCGGACATCTACGCTGCCCGCGCAGCGATGATGAAGTTCCAGAGCGACACCGGCGAGGTCATGGGCCTGGAGATGGACACGATCGCGTGCCCGCCCGAGCTCGAGGGCGTGATGATCGAGGCATGCTTCACGCCGCAGGGGCTCACTGCCAGCAGCACGGCGGCGATGACGAAGAACCCGATCTTCGGATGGATCAAAAACGTCGTGGTTCTGCCGAACACCACGGATGCGACTGACTGGTACGGATTCTGCACCACGTACCCGCTCAAGCCGTTCGTCTACCAGAACCGCGAAGCGCCCTGGACGGAGCTCGACGACACGACCGTGAAGCGCAACGAGAAATACGGGTTCCTCGCGAAGATGCGGGGCAACGCCGGCTACGGGCTCTTCCACATGGGTGTGAAGACCGTCAACAGCTGACCGTAATGGGCCGGGCCCGCTGGGGCTCGGCCCATTTTGTAGAAGGGCGTGCGATGCAGGACCCCGTGATGATCTTGGGCAACGGACTCTCGAGGCTGCTCTACTCGGCCGAGATCGATTCCTGGCAGGGTGATCTCTGGGGCTGCAATCGGGCGTTTCTCGAATACGGAGCGCGGCTCACGCGCATCACAGGCCACGTCATCGTGATGGAGGAGGCTGAGGTCTGGCGCGACAAGAACGGAGCGTCTTTCGAGATTTGGGGCGGGCACCTGGGTGCTGGTAAGCGTGGCTGGAACATCTTCACCTGCCCCGCGGAGCTCCGCAAAGACTCCGGGACGACGATGGTCGCGCAGGCGTTGCATGAGGAGCGGCACCAGATCGTGTGCGTCGGCTTCGACCTTGGGGGAAAGGACGTGGGGTCTCCCGGGATCGACCGCCAGGACAAAAAGATCTGGGTGTGGCGCTGGCGCACGCTTGCGCGAGTGTACGGACTCGAGGCGGTCCGTTTCGTTGGTCACGACCACAAGCCGTTCATCCTCGATGAGAGCCGATCCGCGACTGAGTATGCCCGGGCGTACATGCGCGGTCGACCGCACATCACGGATCCCGGATACGTCGACCTCTACCATCGCTTCTCGGATCCGCCCAGAGGCAGAGACACCAGCCTTGCGGACCAGGGAAGGGTGCGCGGCCGGCGCTCGAACGGGACATTCGTCGAGTACAGGAAAGCCGTTGCGGACGTGCTTGTCTCAAAGGGCGAGCTTGAAATTGTCGAGGAGGTTGCGTTGTGAGCAGGGAGTTGATAGAGGCGACGGTGGCCATCGTCTACACCAACGGCTATCGGACGAAGGTCAAGTTGCCGATCGCAGTCAAGCTGATCGGCAAAGGCGCCGCCATGAAGGCGGATGCCTACGACGCCATCGAGGCTGGCAAGGCGCGGGAGCTGAGCGAGCGCGCGGACGAGAAGGCCGAGACCGCCGAGAAGAACACCGCCGAGAAGGCTGTTCGAAAGGTCACGGCCCGCAGGAAAAAAAGGGAGTAACCCGTGGCCTATTGCGACTCCTACGACGTCCAGGCCGAGCTGCCCTACATCACCGTCGACGAGACCACCGAGGTTACGACGGTAGAGCTCGAGCAGTTCTGCGCGGACATCGCGGCCGACATGGACACCCGCATGCGGGCGGTGGGGATCCCGGTCCCTGTGGCGGATGTCACCGCGCTGGATTTCCTTTTGCCGATCTCGGTCAACGGAGTCAAGGCCAAGTTGCTGCGCGCGCTGCGATTCAAAGAAGGCGACGAGGACCGGGCCGCGACGTATGAGCAACTGTACCAGGACGCCATGCGGCGGATCGAGGCGAACCCCGCGATGGTGCGCGAGGACGAGAATCCGGGCCAGCCGGAGGGCTCGGTTCGTTCGGCGCCTCCGTTCACACGCGATGGGGTGGAGTGGTAGATGGAAGATGCCCTTGCCGGCGTGAAGGCCTACTACCAGGCGGAGCTCGGCGATGCCCTCTCGGCCATCGAGACCGCCAGGTCTGTCACCATCCCGCGGCAGAAGCTGATGGAGACGGCCCCGATCGATGACCGACAATACCCCATGATCGAGATCCTGCCGCAGCGCCAGACGTACGAGTACGGGAGTCCGGAGGCGCCGCTGACCGAGGAGATCGCGGACTTCAGCCTGCTGGTAGCGATCAGCCACGCTGGGAATCTCAAGAGCGCCGTACAGGCGGTCCTGATGCGCTACGTCGAGGCGATCGTCGCCATCACCTTCGATGACGATACCTACGGCAACCGCTTCCTCTGGGTGAAGGTGGCCGAGGCTGAGTACTCCGATGTCACGGAGCCGCAGGAGTCCGGGCACGCCGAGCAGAGGGTCGCCATAACGCTTGCGGTGAGGGTCGCCTGATGATGGACGTGACGCTGGACTTCCGCGACGAGCTGACGCCGGTGCTCAAGGCGCTCGGCCGTGAGGCGCCGAACATCCTCGACGAGGGGCTCAAGGGCACGGCGACCGGCTTCCGCGACTACGCTCGCAGGTCTCTCGGTTCGATGCTCCACAGCCAGACCGGGGTCACGTACAAGCAGCTCAAGTCGATGAAGCGGCGCGACCGGCCGCACTACTTCATGGTGTGGGCGCCGTCGCTCGCCAACATCTACGAGCACGCCGGCGGCGCGAGCATCAGGCCGAAGCGGCGCACCGCGCGGAATAGCAAGCGCCCGCCTGCGCTCAAGTTCGTCGTGGGCGGAAAGACCGTGTTCACCAAGCGCGTGCACCTGGCGCGCAGACCATTCATGTCAACGGCGTACCAGACGTGCGACTTCGGCCGGACGTTTGACGCGGAGGCCACGGCTGCGATCGCTCGCGCGAGAGCGCGGCTCGGGCTGACCTAAAGGAGGGCGAGATGCCTACTGTCAAGGGACTCAAAGTTACGATCGGCGGGCCGGAGAGCCCGCTGGGGACCGAGGCCGCGCGGACTGAGGTCATCCCGATCCGCTCGCTGCCGGGCCTGAGCAACAACCCGGAGAAGGCGGAAGATCCCGCGATCGACGGCCACAACATGCTGGTCGGCGAGTACGCGATGGCCGAGGACGTCGGCGGCTCGATCCCGATTTCGTTCCGGCCGTGCGCCAGCGTCGGGAAAATCCTCAAGAGTCTGCTCGGCACCGAGACAAGCCCGGCGCAGATCCACGCCATCGCGCGCATCCGGTACATCGGCGCGAGCGCGAGCTGCAAGATCACCGCGGAGACCAGCGGCGACACGCTCGACAGCGACGTCGGAGCGCTGGGGTCGGAATCCGCTGATGCCAACTTCGGCACGGGCGGCTCGATCAGCCTGGTCGGTGCCGCGTTCGATACCGTCGCCGAGCTCGTGGCGGTGATCAACGCCTATGCCGACTACGAGGCCGAGAAGCTCATGGGCGCCGACGCCGCGGTCTCGGCGAACATCATCAGCGGCACGTTCCAGGCCGCGGACAAGTGGGTCTACCTGTTCTTCACCGGCACCAGCGGGGCGTACCTGCACCGCTTCGAGGCCGACCTGACGAACACCGAGCGGCCGGGCTACTCGCTGCAGCTCGATGGCGTGCAGAGCAACTTCCTCTACACCGGGGCCATCGTTGACCAGCTCACCCTCAACGCCGCGCTCAAAGGCATGGTCGAGGCCGAGGCCGTGATCATGGCCTTCGCGGAGGCGGACGGCGAGGTGGCGAGCGTGGCGACGCTCGACGCCGTGGACCCGCTGATCTTCTGGAAGGGCTCGGCGTCTATCGGGGCGGTCGACTACACCAACGTCCGCAACGTCTCCGGCCTCGCGTTCTCCAACAACCACAACAAGGACTCCGGGTTCGGCATGGGGGCGATCGGGCGCACGGCCCACGAGAAGGGCCCGTTCGCGGTCGCCGGCAACATCAAGCTCCGGCTGGACGCCGACAGCTACGCGTTGCGTGCCGCAGTCACCGCCGGGACTCAGGTGGCCATCTCGCTGTACTTCCGGGGCAAGGCGATCGGGGCCACTGGCATGCTGGAGCTCTGCATCATCGAGCTCCCGTACTGCGTGATCTCCGCGGCGCCCTTCGAGGAGAACGGTCCGATCGTGGACATCAACATCGGGATCAAGGCGACGTACCCTGCGGGCACGACCTACGACGACCCGGTGGTCGTGCACTTCATCACGGCCGACAGCGGGGCGTACTGACATGGGCTGGAAAGACGCCGTCGCCCGCGACCTGCTGGGGCCGAAGGCCGACCTGCAGACGCTGCCGGGCTACTGGATCAGGCCGCGGAAATACGGGGCCACCATCGGCCAGGGCCTCGAGGCGCTGCAGTCGCACGCGATCAAGGCGAGCCCCGTGTTCACCGCGCTGCTGCAGGAGGCGCGGGAGAAAGATGGCGACGTGGCGATCGCCGCGGTCCTCAGCGGCTGCGACCTGCAGACGCGCAATCAGATCAACCTGGAGATGGCTGAGGCGGAACGGGAGTACGGACCGGCCCGCGAGCGGCTCATGCTCACGGGCGGGATCGGCGAGCACAACTTCACCGACGATGCCGGGACTCTCGCCGCGATCGACGACGAGTTCGTGGAGATCATGCGCAGCAACCGCGGGGTCCTCGCGGAGATCCTCAGCATCGTGGGGGCCTGGAACCCCCCTTTCGTCCGGACTGGGAAGTCGAAATCCGAGACGCAACGGAGTGGATCTTCCAAGGAGCAGAGTTAGCCGAGGGGGAGGCGACCGACGATGGTGAGGTGCCGGCGGATATCAAGCGGAAGTGGGAGCCGTGGATCCTCGAGTGCGTCGAGTTCATGCTGGACGGCGCGGGAACCTTCCGTCGCTTCCGCTATGACCTGCCGCTGGACGAGCAACCGCGGGTCGACCTGCTTATCTACCGGATCGTGAGGGCCAAGTACATGTCGCTGGTGAGGGCGAAGCAGAAGGGCAGCGATGGCTAAGGATTTCAACGCCACGATTCACGGCAAGGAAACGCTGTCTCAGGCGGCCGACCAGGCCGTCAAGGGACTGAACCGGCTGCGCGCGCAGCTGCAGGCGGTGGCGAACACAGCGAAGTTTTTTGCCGGCGGCGCGATCGGCTTCCAGTTTTTGCGGTTTTTCAGCGACTCCGTGGATGCCTACCGCAAGAGCGAAGAGGCGGCGGTCAAGATGGGCCGCGCGATGGCGACGCCGGCGGTGGCGCTGACCAATCTCAACAAGGCTTTCGGCGAACTCAAGGTCGCCGCGGGCGAGAGCTTCGCGTCCGAGGCCCGGCCGGTGATCGAGTGGCTCGCGCGGGTGGCCAGCGACAGCGCGCGCGCGCAACGGGAGATCACGGGCGCGAAGAATGCGCTCAACGCGCTGGCGGCCGGCAACGAAACGGTCAACGCCGCGGATGCAATGCTCGGCTTGGCGCTGCGCGCAGCGGAGGTCCAGCGCGCGCTACAGGCCGTACAGGGCCGTCCAGGGACCGGGGCCGCGACCGCTGCCCTTCGAGAGCAGGCCACGGCGCTTGACGAGCAGATCCGCAGACAGGCAGAGGCGGCGCGCTGGATGGCCGCGGGCGCTGCAGCCGGCAGCGACATGGCGGAAACCCTCAAGCTTCTCGGACAGCTCTACCCCAAAACTACGGAATCCACCCGCGAAGCAACCTTGGCGACGATCGAGCTTCTTGAACGGGGGTTCTCCAAGCTGTCAGACACGGAGGACCTCGAGCACCTTCATGCGGTCCTGCGGATGCTCTACAGCGACCTTGAGAAGCTGAACAAGCCCAAGAAGGTCGAGATCAAGATCGACTTCCCGATGCAGGAAGAGGGCGACCCTGCGCAGTGGATCAATCTTCTGAGGTTCCGCACCAAGGAGGCCACGGCTGCAACGGAGGACTACTGGAGCGCGTGGGGGCAGGGCGCGAGCAACTTCGAGGGGATCGGCAAGCAGATTGTCGAGAACATGGAGGAGCAAACCAAGAAGATCCTTGAGCAGCGGGAAGCCATCATGCTGTTTGGCGATCTCGCCTCCGGGGTATTCGCAGGGATCGGCGAGTCGCTCATGGAGGGGACCGCCGAGGGATTCGCCGACGCTTTCAAGAGCATGTTCATTCGTCTGCTCGGAATGCTCGCGACCTACTCATGGGCGCAGGTCGCAGCTTCGCTCTTCCCCGTGCTTGGATTGCCCAATCCGGTGGCGGCTGCGAATTGGACGGCCGCGGCGCTTGGTGCGTCCGTGGCCGCCGGCG